AGCAAGTCAGGCTTCTAAAATCGGGCGGATGGATCGCTCACGCAAAGGAGTTTGAGGCAGCAATTACGGCTCTGCAAATCATCCACACATGGGCAACATTTGACGGCGGTCGATGCCTTGATCCGCAACACGTTGAGAAGCTGACCAGAAAAGCATTGAAGGGATTTATCGCAAGTAGCCCAAAACCAAGACCATGAACGAACCCACCCAACCAACCGCCCTCGACGATCAAGTCGGCGGCAGGCACTACAAAGCCCTCGCCATCCAGCCGGCCGAATACTGCCAGCGGAACCGGCTACCATACTGCGAATCCAGCGTGATCCGCTATGTGACCCGGCACCGGGAGAAGAATGGCCGGGAGGACATAGAGAAAGCGATCCACTGCCTGCGGCTGCTGTTGGAGATTGAGTATCCGCAAAGCAAGTAAACGCCAACCAATCCAAAACCATGAGCGACCATTTTTTAAGAGACGATACTGGGCGATGTCATACGATCGTGAGTGTGGCCAACGTCTACCGATACAAGGGATTCACCTTTGAGTTCCATCCTTTTTTCGGGGGGCCATGCAAAATCAAAAATAACGGAGACCCAGCCGCCCGCCAAGGGGTGAAATTCTTTCGGGCCGTTGATGACTGGAATGAGCTTACAGATGAGCAAAAGACAGCAACTCAAATTGCCGGATGACCACCCTCCAAGCCAACGCCGACAAAACGATCCGGGCCGCGCACGCTGCCGGGATGACGGACGCGGGCCTGCTCCGGTTGATTGCCCAGATTATTGTCAGGCTGGAGCGGCGGACGACCTGTAATCGGTGGGAGATGGTGGAGATGGTGAAGCGGATGTTGGATTATTAGATTTTACCAACCAAAAAAACAAACTATGAAACCATATTCTGAACTACTGAGAGACCCTAGATGGCAGCGGATGCGCCTTGAAATCATGGCGCGGGACAAGTGGTCTTGCACTAAGTGCGGTGATGCCAATAATGAATTGAATGTGCACCATCATCATTACCGACGAGGAAAGAAACCGTGGGAGTATATGGATTGGGAGCTTACGACGCTGTGCAGGAATTGCCATGAAGCGCATCACGCTACCCCGGCGCAGCCAATACCGCCAAGGAATGACGCCGTAACAGGACAGCCTGTCCGTTGCTTTGCTAGCTCATACCCACTCTACCTCGCGAACGGCAGGGACGGCGGGGAAATTCCATACGGCCAGAGATTCACGCGAATAACCGAGATGATATGCCGTCACGGTCTCGAAAGTGGCGATGAGCGGTGGGGTGATAAAGGGGTCATTTACCGTGTGCGCCTTCATGGCGGTGCATTGGATGGAATGGAACTAGATGTTTTAGACCAAGGTCAAATATGAGACCGCCACACGGCCGGCGGATGCTGGATCATTGATCGGAAAAGAAATCGTAAAAAGTGCGATGATAAGTGTTGACTGTGTCGTAAAAGGTGCGATAATGCAAACACCGGAGGGGATCAGCCCGAAGGCAACCAAATCAAGAAAATGAACAAAGTTATCACTTATCAAGACACTCGCGGCGGGACGATCAACCTTACCCCCAAGCAAATCAAAGTCCTAGAGGAAGCTGGAGAATGGCCAAAAAACAGGGTCGGCGAAGAATACGCCACTGTGTGCCACGGGCTTCACGCCGGGCACCCCGACTGCGACTCTAACACCCTTAGTGATTTGCTCGCCATTGGCTAAAATGACCTTCCCCCAAAAACTCCTCTCCGAACGCGCGCGCCTCGGCCTGACACAGGCCGGGGCCGCCGCCCTGCTCGAAATCAGCAAATCAGCCCTCGAAAAGTGGGAGGCTGGAGTCAAAACCCCTAAGCTGCTGATGCAGGAAGGGGCGATGGCACGGTTTGCCAAGGCGGATCGGGTGGATGGCTGACTAGGCTACCCAGACGGTTGGGGCGGCGACTACTTCCTCTTGGGCCATCGCCCTACCCAAGGCCATTACTGCGGCGACAATGCCGTCGATCTTTTCGCGGCTGCGCTTTTTGTTGGGCTTGATGGCTCCGCTGGGGTCCATCTCACAGGCGACGTTGCCGGCCTCCCAAGCGAGGAGCGGGCTTCCGTCGTGCAGCAGGTTGCCGCCTTTGACGAGGCGCTCAAACTCCGAGGTGGGGGCACCCATGGACTTGTAACCCTGCCCAAATTCAAAGACCTGCATTCCGTCTTCCTGCAGGTGCTGGACGGTTTCGAGCGATCCCCATCTGTCGAAGGCTACGTCGGTGACTTCGTAGTCAGCGCAGATCCGTTGGATGCCATGCCGCAGAGCCACGAAGTCGGTGGTGTTGCCAGCGGTGGCATTGATCCAGCCTTCCTTTTTCCAACTTTCGTAGGGCACCCGGTGCTCGCGGGTGCGGGTGGCGATGTCATCACCGGGGCACCAGTGCCAGACGAGCAATGCGTGCTTGCGGACGCCGATGGCGCGGAAGACCTCGTCAGGCCGGAAGACGAGGGCGAAGGCGGAAAGGTCGCTGACCTTGGCGAGATCGAGGGCACCGTGGCATTTCCGGCCCTTCAGCTTTTCGGCAAGGCCTTCGCAGCCGCCCTTTTTCCAGTCGTCAGGATCGAGCCACCGCTCTGCCACGTTCGCCCAGATGTTGAGCTGTTTTGTCAAGAAGTCTGGGAGGGCGGAAGGGGTGGCGCGGACTTTGGAAACCTCTGTCTCGAAATAGTGCTTGGGCTTGATCGTCAGGTAGCCGGGGTTTGCTTTTTGCCAGACTGCCGGATCGTCCCAGTGATCGATGTCTTCGGGGTCGGCCATGGCGATGTAGGCGAAGAATGCTTCGTCGTGCAGCGTTCCGTTTAGGACATCCTCCGCACGCTTGTGGGTTTCGTAAGCGAAGGAGTGGGTGTTATTCCCGGCGGTGGAGATGTCTAGCATGAGGGGCTGGCGGCGGGCACCCATGCCGGACTGGAGGACGTCCCACAGATCACGGGAGGGCCAAGCGTGGGTTTCATCGCAGATGGCGGCGTGGGGGTTGAGGCCATCAAGTTTATCGGAGTCGGCAGAGAGGGGTTCAAAACGGGAATTGGTGGACGGGAACTCCAAGACGCTGACCTTTTCCACGAACCGGGCGCGGACTTTCTGGTGGGCCTTCCGCAGCATGGTGCAGGAATCCCGGAAGACGAGGCGGGCCTGATCCCGCTTGGTGGCGGCGGCGAAGATTTGGGCACCCGGTTCATCATCAAGGGCCAGCAGATAAAGGGCGATGGCGGCGGCGAAACAGGTTTTGCCGTTCTTCCTGGGCACTCTCATGACGGCGGTCTTGAATCGGCGCATCCCGCTGTCAGCATACACCCAGGAGAAAATGGAATAGGCGACGAACTTCTGGAAGGGCGCGAGGCTGAGGGGCTGGCCTGCCCACTCGCCGGTGTATTGGCGCAGGAGGAGGCAGAAGGCATCAAGGTTTGCGCCACGGTCAGGCTCCCAGAGGTAGGGGAAGCCTGCAGTGCCCTGCCGATCCAAATCATTCAAATGCCGTTGGCAGGCCAGCTTGACGAGCTTCCCGGCTGGAGTCTCACCGGATAGGACGGATCGCGCATAGGCGGTGGCGGGGTCGTCTGCCGGGGCGGTGTGGCGCTTGGCTGGCATGGGTTCATTGTCTTTCCTCTGCCCGTTCCTGCTGATTAAAAACCGCGTGACACTTCTTGCAAAGCGCCATGAGATTGGAATGCTTGTAAGCCAAGTGAGGGGCTTTTGATATTGGAATTATGTGGTGAATCTCTTGAGTGAGTGGCGGAAACTCACCATGTTTTCCGTGGGGGTTTTCGCAAACCGGATGCTTAATCCAGTAGGTGCGACTGACCGCTTTCCAGAAAGAGGAGTTACGGACATCCGCCGCGCACTTGAGATGCGCGGTCATGCGCCGGGTTTGCCGATCGTAAACTTGCCGGGCATGAGATGGCGCGGTGAACTTGGGCAGGCTGTGCTGGGGCGGTTTGGTGGGCATTCAGTTCTGGTTGCCGTTTCCGACGTAATGATCTTGGCGGTTCCGGTAGGCGCGCAGGTTTGACCCTTTGCTTCTGAGCGCCCTTTCGGCCATCAATTCTGGATCGCTGGCTATCTTATCCA